GAGGTAGTGCATATCGGTGACCTGATGGACTATCCGACACCGTCGCGGTGGACGAAGGGCACAGCGGAGGAGTTCGCCCAAAGGATCAAACCTGATTCAGAGCAGGCTAAAAAGCGGCTCCTTGGCCCTCTGCGGGACGTTTACGACGGCCCGGTAGGAGTACACGAGGGTAACCACGACATGCGGCCACGGGAGTATCTGGCGAAGTATGCGCCGGCCCTGGTCGAGTACGAGGACCAGTTCCGGTTCGAGAACCTGCTGGATTTCGACGGGTTCGGTGTGACGGTGCTGCCAGATTTTTACAAGGTGGCGCCAGGCTGGGTCACCACGCACGGTCATCGTGGCGGTTTGCGGGTGTTGCAGAAAGCCGGTGACTCAGCGTATTCCGCCGCCGTCCGGTTCGGCGGTGTGTCCGTCGTGATCGGACACACCCACAGGCAGGGCATCAAACCGCACACCTACGGGTACGGCGGCAACCAGAAGATCGTGTGGTCGATGGAAGTCGGGAACCTGATGAACATGAAGCTCGCCCAATACCTGAAAGGTGCTACCGCTAACTGGCAGTCCGGTTTCGGGCTGCTGACCGTCGATTCAGGTCATGTGAAACCTGAGATCGTTCCGATACACGCTGGAAGATTTTCTGTAGATGGGAGGACGTGGTTTGTCTAACTTGACACCCGCCGAAACGTTGAAGTTGCTGAAGCAGTCCGCGAGGAAAGTGCTGTACGGCTGGGGCTCAGACCTCGAGGTTGAGGAGCTGACGAACGAACTGTGGATCTGGTATTCGGGTAGCCCCGCTATCCAGTCGAAACTCGCCACGCTGAAACGTGGCGAAGCGATCCGATATGTGAAACGGCAGGCTGTGAACATCCTGTCCGCCAACGCGAAGAAAACAGACGTTTTCCAGAATCGGATCCTCTATTCGACAGACGCCGTGAAAGAAACGTTGGACGGCAAGTCGGGCAACAAGTATCTGAAAAACGTTTTGCCTGAAGCGTTTTCGGCGTTGGAGAAGCAGAACCTTGGGTACGCGGCGGCTATCCGTTCACGCTACAACGACGGCCTGCTCCCTCAGGAGAACGCACCTAAGCAGAAGCTTAAGAACGCGGTTAAAGCTCTCACCGAGCACGTCAACATAATCGCGCTGACCGCACGCGGCGACAGTAAACCGGATCTGCGTAACCCGGTTGACCCAGGCGTACGCAGACACAACCTGCACTCAGATCCGACAGCGGATATCGCGCTGATGCTGATGGAACATCCTGAGCTGAAGGAAGAGTTTTACGACGAACCGTCTCTTCAGGAGTTCCTGAGGGGGAGTGGTGCATAACTTGCTGGACGCGACGTTCAACGGGATGCCCGGTTCCGAGTTTTACAGGGCTCAGGTTTTCCCTGAGCTGTTCCCCCACGAGAAACCCATGTTGATCGACAACTGGTCATTTGAGGACCGCGAAATGTATTGCGGAATAACGAGAGGAGTGCAACTTGTCTGAAATTAATTGGGGGCCAACAGGCCAGCTCGTCTACGAGCGTACGTACAGCCGGGTGAAACCGGACGGCTCGAGGGAAACGTGGCCGGAAACGGTGTCCCGTGTGGTGGACGGCAACCTCGCCCTGGTCGATGAACGGTTCCAGCTCGAGAATGAGCGGGAGGAACTGGTACGCATGATGACCGAGTTCAAGATCCTGCCGGCTGGCCGGCACCTGTGGGCTTCCGGCGTCCGCAACGCCGAGCACCTGTTCAACTGCTGGGTGTCCGGTTGGCCTGCGAAGATCTCAGACCACTTCCAGTTCACCTTTATGAGGTTGATGGAAGGCGGCGGCGTCGGCGCCAACTACAGCAACAAATATCTCGAGGATTACGGCCCGGTCGTCCACCCGCTGCAGGTCCACATCGTGTGCGATCCCAGCCACGCGGACTACCAGGCAATGCTCGACGCTGGTGTGCTGTCGAAACAGTACAACTCCGAATGGCCTGGCTCCTACCCGATCGAGGACAGCCGGGAAGGTTGGGCTGCAGCCCTCACCGACCTGATCGACACCCACTACCGGGAGGGCACCGTCCACTTCCAGCGGGTGTACGACGTGTCCCGCATCCGCCCCGCCGGGGCGAAGCTGAAGACGTTCGGCGGTCAAGCGTCAGGTCCGCTGCCGTTCGCCCAGCTGCTGCAGAAAGTGTCTGAGGTGCTGTCGGACCGTTCCGGCACCCGGCTGACCGGGTTGGACGCTATGACCGTCGATCACGCTATCGCCCAGTGTGTGGTGGCCGGCGGTGTCCGACGATCGGCACGCATGTCGATCATGCATTGGGCTGACCCTCAGATCGAGGATTTCATCCACTGCAAAGCCCAGTCCGGTGACCATTGGACAACGAACATCTCCGTCGAGGTCGATGGCGAGTTCTGGCATCAGGCGAAGCAGGGGGATGCGTGGCACGCCGCGAAGATCCTGCGGCACCTCTCTGACGGGGCGGTCCGCAACGGCGAACCGGGCATGTGGGATTCGGAGTTCTCCAACCAAGGAGAACCTAACCGGGTGGTGTGTACCAACCCGTGCGGGGAGATCACTTTGCAGGAGTGGGAGCCGTGCAACCTGGGGCACATCAACCTGGCCGCGTTCTTCAAAGAAGACGGCACCGTCGATTACAACGGGCTGTTGAGAGCGCACAGGCTGGTGACCCGGTTCCTGATCAGGGCGACGTTCTCCAAGGTCGGTGACGAGAAGTCCCGCGAGGTTCTGGACCGCAACCGCCGCACCGGGGTTGGGCATCTGGGTGTCGCCTCGTTCCTGGCTATGTCAGGGCTCCGCTACTCCACAGCACCCGCCACCAAATGGTTCACGAACCTTCTGAGGGAACTGTCGGCTGAGGTCGATAAAGCTGCAGAGAAGTTCTGCCACGACCTGAGAATCCCTGTACCGGTGAAGAAGCGCACGATCGCGCCTACCGGGACGGTGGCGAAGCTGGCCGGCGTTTCGGAGGGAATCCACCCGATCTTCTCCCGCTACTTCATCCGCCGTGTCCGGTTCAACAAGCTCAGTGACGCCGAGACGTTACAGCGGATGGTCGATGAAGGGTACGAGGTCGAAGATGACCTGTTCGCCCCTAACACCGCTGTCGTGTCCATCCCGACGAAGGACACGCTGGTTCAGGCTGTTGTCGATCGTTACTGGGAGGCCGCTGAGGCGATCGTTGAGGACGCCTCAGAGCTGACCCTGCGTGAGCTGATCGCCTTCCAATCCCTCTACCAGACGTTGTGGGCAGACAACGCGGTGTCGTTCACCGCCAACGTCGATCCTGAACGGTACAGCGCCGAATACGTCGGTGATGTGTTGCAGGAGTTCGCCGGGAAGATCAAGGGCTCAACGATCTTCCCTGAAGCATCGTTCCCGCAGGCGCCGTACGAGCGGATTACGAAGCAGCAGTACGAGGAAGCCGTAGCGAAACAGGTCGCTGACGGTGTTGATGAGAACTGCGCCAACGGCGCATGTCCGATTAAGTGAAAGGTAACAATTTGTCCTATCAAGATCCGTTCGATAACGCCCCGGATGAGAATGTTAAGGAGGTCCCCCAGGTGGACGAGAAGGAACCTGAGGTGAAGGTGGTTAAGTCCGAGGCTGTCGGTGACGGCGAGGGCAAGATCGTCTCCACCTACAAGGAAGGTGCAGGGTTCGATGCGTCGTGGACGGTTGTTCACGCCGCGAGCGTGGAGGACTGGTTCGCTATCCACGAGCACCCGCGCTTCCCTGAGCTTCTGGCGAAGCAGAAGAAGGTCGCAGCCTACTTTCGGGTAGGGGACGGCGGCAGCGCACAGCGTCCCGCTCAGCCGGCGGGGCAGCAGTCCCGAGCCCCGCAGCCGGCGCAGGAAGCGCCCAACGGGGAGAAGCGGTTCTGTGAGCACGGCGAGATGCAGTACAAGGCTGGCATCTCCAAGGCCGGTAACGCCTACAAGCTGTTCTCGTGTACCGCCCCGCGCGACCACCAGTGCAAGGCGCAGTACCTGAAGTAGACGCCTTGACACCCACCGGAGGGCAGGCACCGACGACCTGCCCTCCAACGACCCTAAGGAGGACCACATGAGTGAACGCGCCACACTGATCAACCTCGAGGACCGCTACGTGGTGGTCACCGGGGAGCCGATTCTGGACACCGAGGAGGGCGTCCTGATCATCG